AAAGTGTTCCTTAAGGGCTTTTCTCCAAAGCTTCTTAGACATAGAACTGTTCATGGCTATTAGATTATGTAAGTAGTGATCAGGTGTAGGCAAGATTGGTGTCATGCGTATCTAGAGTTATTACCGTGCCCATTAGCAGCACGGTTTATCTTCATGGATTTACGTGTAAGGCTGCCGTTTCTACTGTGAGATAAATCTCCACCGCCTTGACCCATGATTCCTCGCTTACGACGTGCGCGTGCGAGTGCTCTTCGATATGCTTTTTGTTTTGGGGTCTTGTTATACCCTGCCATATAATCTCGATGTTTTTGTCGGGAGGCAGGGTTAGACCGATAATGTCTAGCTGTTCTTCCGAGTACCATATAGTCGATTTTGTACGAGTTCGGGATCGACCTTTGGCAAGATGGTTGATAACTTGTCTAGTGGGTTGCCTTCGTAAGCAACACCAGAGATGTCATTTTTGTGCAACCAATCACAGGCTGCCTTAAGGTCTTGTGCGGTGGCTTCTCCAGCTTTAATACGCTTTAAAAATTCGTTAGTAACTAGATTATGAAGTTCATTAAACTGATCTTCAGTTGCTTTCTTCTTGGACATCAGCTTTCTTAGCCCGTGGTTTACGTGCCTTGGGAGATTTGATCTCATACCGGCCAGCTTCAGGGTAAAGACGGCTTAGTGCTTTCTCAGCACGTTCGAGTGTGTCAAAGTCGCCAAGGACTTTATTGATATAGTTGTCGATAAGTTGGTGGGACATAATTTAAACGTTGTAACCTTTACGTTGACTTGGGAGGCGTTTGGCCTGTTTAACAGGAGCGTAGCCTAGACCAGGGTAGTATTTAACATTAGTTTTTTTGCTTGCAGGCTTAGCGTCTTTAATAGACGGCCATTTCTTTTGATTAGGCATTTTTAAGTACGATTTGATCTAACTTGTTCTCAATGCGAACCATGTGATCTTCCATTCGTTTCAGAAGATCTGCTAGCTCAGCTTTTTTTACGTAGTCATTAGCTACGTTTAGTTGTAAGTCATCTAGCCTGCGATCTAAAGAAGTTATTCTTTCGTGAACACTATTTATTCTGTTGTGTAGTCTGTTATTAAGGGCTGCACCCGCTCCTACAGCGGCTACGACAGCCGTTACTAGGGCTTCAGTCATTTAGTGAGACAATAGGTACAATATCGCTGCAAAGACTTTCGACACGTGTTCCAGGTCTAAAGGTAAAACCTTTTTGCTGTAATTCCGCACATTTAAGAGCACGGACAATCTCGTAGTCTAATCTCAGTTTTTGATCATGTTTTCTAGCAATGCTTTTGCATAACTCAATCATGCCACCATCTAGAGGTATGGCAAAATTGATCTGCATACCCCAATTACCTGTACGAGTGTATGTACTATCAGACGGAATAGTGTCACTCCCCATATAAAAAGGAGATACCTGCATAGTTGTTCCGTTGCAGGAACTATTAGGTCCAAAGTATTGACGAGACGGTGCACCATTATTTTGAAATTGCACCGCCTGATTAGTAACATTGCCCGTCGCAGCGGCTACCGGGTTAGACGTATTATTTACTGTTGGATCTTCATTTGCGACTGCAGGTGTTACTGCGAGAAGACTGACAAGGATGTAACGGTAGAAACTTGATCGATAGTTTCCGTAATGGTGGTGTCTTCGATCACTCCTGCTGCTCTTGTCGTAAGTTCTAGCTGGAAGTTCTCTCCTGCGTTGGTTACAGAATAAGTTGTCGCAGAATCGTTGATATGCGAACTTGGGGTTACATTGTGGCCGGACCATGATGAATAGGCACCACCATAGATCTCAGTCTCGATCGTACGATCAATTTCTACAGTGGTTGTAGTAGTGGAATTCATTGACCCCTGTGTAAAGTTAGGGGTGACTTGATTGGCTGCAGCTGGTGAAGCGCTAGCCAAAATCAGAAGCAAAATAAGGCGTTTCATTCGTCTTTCTTTTTAGGGTCAGGTTTTTGGTTAGCAGTCTTTGTATTAGATGTCGTCAAACCAAATGTCGCGAGAGCACCCGTGAAGACGCTGGCGACAAAAGTTATGTCCCCACCACTTTGACCTTTTTTGATCATAGGTAGGTCAACATAGTTAAGGGTAATAATAAAACCACTCCATATGACGACACCGAGTCGTACAAAAGTACCGAGGATTTGTAATTCATCCTCTGTATTTTCCTTGACTTTTTCTATGAAGGATTTTGGTTTTTCTTTGTCAATTTGTTCCATGCTTGTTTAAGGATGGGTTTCATAACCATCACCAAGTATTTGAACACTGACGTAGCGGCAAGGGTGGCTCCCACCGAAATGACCGATGTAGTTGCAGCCGTGGTCATGATTGTTGTTGTTGGCATCGGTACTTCGATGTCCGTAAACGGAATACTAACAATCTGTGCTTCAGGTGGAATGTTATTAGGAAGCTTTACATCTGGCTTAGCAGGTACAGCTTTCTTAGGTGTAGTTTTTGTTTTTGTTTGTTTATCCTGTGGTGCCTCGTCCTTTGCCTCAATCCCTTTGACACCAGGAGGTGGTCTAAGAGTGTTAGGTGGAACTACCAGTGGCTTATACGATGGTATTTCGGCACTAGGTAGCTCCAGTATCGGAGTAGGTAATGACGGTGCGTCGGGGAGGATCCAGAAGGGCAAGGCGGGCGGATCTGCCCATTCCATCAGTCAAGTGGTTTAGCTGGGAACAAACCGTTGCGAATAAATTCAACGGCTTTGTCATCAACATCATTATCAGTTGATTCAGCCAGCTTAGTAAGAAGATCTACAATAAGTTGTTTCACCTTCTCAGATTGAATAAAAGAAAAAAGAATTGGACGGATTAAGGTGATCATAGTTATCAGGAAGGTTCAGTAGGCCAGGTCATTGTGTGGGGGAAACCACTAGCAGACGGCAGGTCACGCAGACTGGTTCTATACGCTGCCCATTCAGTTTTTTTGTCAGAAGCCAAGGGGCTATCAGCCATCTGTGTCCAGTCAGTGTCAGTCAGTTTTTGATCGCGTGTTGCACGTACTGAAGTTGCAGCAGTGGCATCGATCCGTGCTTTGTATGCAGCTTCGTTGTCAGCAGCAGTCGTAACTTTGCCCTCACTGTCAGTAGTGTCAGTAAAAACCGGACCAGCAATAAATTTGGTAAACCACTTACCATCAATCTGCTCAACACCATCACGGGTGCTGACGCCATAAGGTGCAGTTACAGTTGCTGCAGCTCCATTCAGTACAGCGTCATAGCCGTAACTGTCAAGAATATCAGTTGTAATTTGCTTCGGAAAGCTTGTATTAGGATAACTTGCCTTAAATTGGCTAACGGTGGTTACAGCACCAGATTCACGATTACGAATTTCCATAGTGAGTTATTTAAGCGATAGCAAGGAACATGTAAGTGCCACCACTGGTATTAAGAGCAGCAGGGGCTGATGAGGTCACTGTAAAGCCAGCATTAAGCGGGTCAATGTAGTCAGTGTTAGTTACTTCCGAGTCCGTGTCATTGAGCAGCATGTAAGAATCATTACCACTCACAATGCCACTAGCCGTGTTAAACACGTACCAATCACCACTGCTGTTAGTGCGTTTGATTAGGACAAAGCGAGCGCCTGCGGTAAAGCCGCAGTCAACATTGACGCTATAGCCTGTGCCACTGTAACTGCCAACTTTGCTGATGCCATTAAGGCTGGCAAATAAATACATAACAAACGTTCCGGAACTACCGTTAAGGTTAGAACTATTCCCTAATGGAATGACAGTGCTTGTTGGAGCCCCCGATATTCCAGTGTTGCCAAAATTGTTTTCTAGTGAAAAAGTTCGGTTTAAATTTCCAAAGTTTAAATACCAGTCAGAGTTAGGCGAAGTTACTGCATTAGCGAATACGTGCCATTCGCCAGAGCTGTCTCTTCTTTTTTGAATAATTAGTTCTGGTACTGCTCCTAGATTATGGCTAAGATTACGGCTTGACCCCGTCCCCGTATAAGCCACCACGTCGAAGAAACCTGGAGCACGTTTAAATGAAAAATCAATAAGATTGCCTGTATTAGATGCTCCATTACCTCCATTAACCATTGCTCCGGTCATGTATGCCCATGGAGTGTTAGTATCTAACCATCCACTGTTCTCACCGTCGGTGTTGGATGTCTTCAGAGAATGTCTACCAGTTATCCTTGATGCAATACCATTATATTCACTAGAACTATCTCTTCTAAGAATAAACGTCATATCAGTCAAGATATCACTATTAGTCTTTGCATCAGAACTACTTCCAGAGCGAAGTCCAACATCAAACACATCCGTTCCAGCCTCGGGCGGCTTATGCGGACGGCGAATTGCCATATACACGAAGGTTTCACCTGACTGATTTGTAGGTGCTCCAGCATTTTCTGTCCTAAATCCTTGCGAATAAAAGTCAATTCTGTTTTCATTTGTTTCCGCTGCAGATCCATTAGGAACCAACTGCATATCTCCCTGATTACTGTCAATTACACCACGCATGTTGTCGTAAAGAACCCAATCATTACTTGTGCTACTACATTTAATTAGCACAAATTGAGGTTCAAAGCCTAAATTAACCTCAACTGAGTTGTTTCCACCTCCAGTATAACTGCCACACTTAATAATGCTTTCATTGCCATCCGTT